CCTGGGTCGCGGCCAGTGGCGATGCCCTCGGCCTCGTACTCCATCGCGTCGCCCGAGGAGCCAGACACGGAGCGAGTGCCCGCGTAGGCCCCCGTCAACTTGTCCTTGTAGTCCTCGGCGCGAAGGATGATTTCGAGTTCGAAGGTCGTGCCGTCGCCGTCCGAGGCGAGGCCGTTGAACAGGTCAGCGTCCTCACCCTGCACGGTGAACGAGAAGGTGTGCTCGATGTCTCCACGCGAGATACCGAGTGCCTCCGCGTTCCCGATGCCAGAGAGGGCTTCCATGTCCTCCTCCGTGTCGATGGAGAAGTCGTCCACCACGATGGCGTTGGTGTTGGCCAGTTCGACGGAGCCAGTCCGAGTACCCGCGTCGTCGCGGATAACCTGGCTCACGATGAGCGTCACGTCGTCGGTGTTAGTAGGGTTCCAAGGCATATCTAATTACCTCCGTTAGGCGGCCCCCTCGTTCTTCACAACGTCACCCACGGTGATGGTAACGTCGATGAGGTCCATGATGCCGATAACGTCGAGGCCGATGTCCACAGTGACCTCGAAGTCGTTGGCACCCTTCGACACGGCGACGTTGTACGCCTCCAGAAGTTCGTCGTTCTGCATCTCTGCATAGGACGACGTGTGCGACTCCCGCAGGGCCAGGCGGTTGTCGTCCGTGTTTCGCTCGCCCACGAACTCCTGCGAAATCTGGTGAGAGATTTCGGTCGCCTCGTCAATGATTTCGGAGGCGTAGATGCGCTCGAACTTCGAGTCCGTCGAAGTCGTCATGTCCTTGATGATTTTGATTCCACCACCCTGCTTGAGGGGAAGGACCTGCGCGTCCACGAGGTCAGCCAACTGGCTGTTCGTGTAGGACGTGCGAAGCGACGCGAAGCCGCCGAGTCCCTCGTAGGTGGTCGAGTCACCGAGCGCCTTGCCAGCCTGCTTCCCACCGACAGCGCCGAGCGTCCGCTGTTCGTTCGTCTCCGCCGCATCCGTGTAACCACGGGACGGCGCGACGACGGACAGCCGACGGTCATCGAAGGAGTCGGTGTACGTGGACGCATCGACCTCGGGGAGCGCCCCGACGACGCCGTGCATGAAGTCGAAGTCCGAGTCGTAGGTGTTGAGTTCCGTCAGGAGGTCGTTCGCCACGCTCGTGTTCTCCGTGAGGACAGTGACGATGCGCGGCACCTCCTTGACGACCTCGGTGATAGCGCCACCGTAGTCACCGTAGGCGTAGTCGAACTCGTAACTGCCAGTCGCGGCGGCGTCGAACTCGAACTCGCCAGTGACGGGATTCACGTTCACCGTGTCCGCGTCGGTCGGCGTGCTCGGGGGAGAGTCGTAGACGATGGTCACGGTCGGGTTCGTTCCGCCCGTGTCCGTCGCACTGATACTCTCCTCGTCGTGGATGTTCGGGTCGAACACAGGGACGTTCGATAGCGTCCCACTCTGCCCGCCCGCGGCCTCACCAGTGACCGTGATTTCGCTGACTGCTACTGCGTAGATGGTGCCAGCGCCGTTCTGGAACGCGAGCGCGGACTGCTCCGCGAGTTCCGAGTCGGCACCGAACGCCCCATCGGCGTCAGCGGTCGATTCGACAGTTGTGACTTCTCCTTCGGTAGCCGAGCCGTTGCCAGCGTCGTAGCCGCCCACCAGGCCAAGCGTCGTCTCGAACGCGGCGCTGACGGCGACAGTACCACCACTGCGGACCTCGATGCTGTCCGAAGGGATGCCAGTTGCTCCGTAAACTTCTGCCATGTATTATGTACCTCGTTAGTTCGTCGTGTAGATGTTGTCGTCCGTTCCGTCGTCGTCGGCGTCCACGTTGTGTGTGACCTCCTCCGCGGGCGTCACGTCTCGCACGTAGAACCGCTCGAACTGGACGTTAATCTGGAGGCGGTCCCCGCGTGCGGGCGGGTCGCGGTCCTCCGTGTCCTCCGAGTTCGAGTCGTTCACGCGAATAGTGTTCACGTCCGAGTGCAGGTCCGATGCAGGCTTGACGGGGAACTCGTACTCCTCGAAGTGGGTACGGACGGCCTCGTAAATGCTCTCCTTCTCCTGCTCGTCGTCCGAGACAGCGAGAACGGAGAAGCGGGCCTCCATCACCTGGGAGTAGATTTCCTCCTGCACACCAGCCGAGTCGGTCGTGGTGTCCACGATACCCGTCTTGGTGTTCATCGGCACGTCCCTATAGTTGTCCGTGTGGACGATGGCGGGGAGTGCCTCATCCTCGTTCGGGTACTCCTGCCCGATACTCCCCGAATCGACAAGCCCGCTGGCCGCCGATTCGAGGTCAGCGTAGAACGCCTCTCGGATGTTTCGTCTGGTTGCCATTATCGTACTGCGTTCCTGACGGCGTTTCGCGCCGCCTTCTTGACCTGGAGTTCGTTATCGAACCACGCGGGCCGCAGGTACGGGTGTGCGTAGTTCCCACGGTCAGCGATGACCTTCGCAATGGCCAGCGATGACGCGCGGTACGAGTCGTACTTCGGGGTCACGCCCTTGGCTCGCATCCACTGCTCGATGTAGTATGCGAAGCCGCTGATGTTGTCCACGTCGGGCGCACTGAACGGGTAGCCAGTGGGGTACTGGTCGGGTGGACCAGCCTTCTCCGAGCCGCGCCACGCCACGTCCGAGCGGGAGCCAGAACCGAACTCCACGATAGCCGCGTAGGGGGCTATCGAAGCGTCCGTGTAGACGCTGAACTCCAGTTCCTCCCCGCTCGTGTCCTGCTCGCGCTGTAGGGCGCTGAACAGGTCGCCAGTCGTGTGAGGGTCCGAGAGGATGTACTGCCTCGCGTCCGCCCACAAGACCCGCATGGCCGCTCCCACGCGCTTCCGCATCTCGTGACGAAGGTCGTCTTTCACATCGTCAATGTCAGAGATGACAGAGCCGATGTTGTGTGAGACGCCGATGCGTGTGCGTGCCATGCTTACTGCCTCCGCACGAACGTGGCGAGCCAGAAGTCCGTGTCAGGAGACGCAGTACCGTCCGAGTCACCATCTTCGGGGTGGCCCACCACAGTGTCCACTTCGTACTCGACGCCGCCGTGCGTAATACGGTCGTCTTTCTTGAGGTCCACGGTGCCATCCGCAACCGCGAGGCCGCCGAGGCCACCGTTGACCCGTTCGCCAACCAGTTCCTCGGCTACGCTTTCCCGCGGCTCGAACAGCCACAGGTCCTCGGTGTGGTCCGTAGTGCTCGTACTCGTCTCGTCCAGGGACCCCTTCGACGCGGTGACGCGGCTAACCGTCGTCGGGCTGGCACGCGACCGCACGATGCGGGTGATGCCTGCCAGACCCTTGCGTCGAGGGAGTCCCGTGGAGCGAACCATTATCCGATATACGAAGCCGTGTTACTGAACGACAGGTCAGGGTCGTTCTCGAACGCTACGTCCGATTTGTTCAGCCCTTCGTTCACTTCGCTCGACCACGACCGAATCTGCTGGCTCGAATCGGGGTCGGCGTTCGTGAACGAGAGTGTCTCGTCACCGATACCGTAGGACGCGATGTTGATGTTCTCGACCGCCTCCTTGGCCTTCATCGCGGCCATCGCCACGAGCGCCTGTCCGTAGGCCACGTCGGTGTACCACTGGTCAGAGCCAGTCCGAACGTAGAGGATGCGTTTCGCGTCCTCGATGTTCCCACTCGCCTGCGACGAGGGCCACTCGTCTGAGGTGTCACTATAGGAAGTTTTGTCACGGACGGCACTCTCCAGTTCAGTATCGTCAGTGATTGCGAATGATGGGAGTGCCATAGTGTGTTAAATGAAGGACCCGAGTTGGACGAGGGCGAAGTCCACGCCCTTGATAGCGGCGAGGGTGGCCAACGCACCCTTGGTCATCAGCCAACGTTTCTCGTTGGCTGTGATGCGTGCGTCGTGGTCCTCAAGCCGCTTGTCCACCGTCTGCTGGCGGAAACTCGGCTGGTATGACGCCGCATCGTGCTTGGACGACATTGACAAACGTCAACCCCCCTCGTTAGAACAGGGCGCTGACGTTCTCGATTTTCACGGCGTCGTGGGCGACGGAGCCGCCAGCGCCGTCGTCCGTCTCGTGACTGCCGAAGCCGAACGCCTGGCCCGCGCGCCAGTAGAACTCGTACTCCAGGGCACCACCGTTCTTGCGGATGGGTTCCTGAATCATCGTCGGCTCGGGCTGTTCGTACATCTCGAAGAAGTCCCCACCGTGGTCGGGGATGAGATACATCACGTCGTCGTCGTTCCCGTTTGCGGCGGTCGGAAGGTTGCCCGTGATGTCGAACGTGAGCGTGTCAGGCTGGTCGGGAGCGGTACGCAGACCAGTCTGGCTCGGGATGAGGAACTCCCCACCGACGATGGACGAGCCGACGCCCTGCGCGTCGTCTCCGAGGTCCATGAACTGCGACTTGAGGGTCGCACCGCTGTTCGAGTCGATGGTGTTCCAGAGCGCCCGCACGTTGTGCGGGTACATGGCGAAGTCCCACGAGTCGTCGGCGTAGATGCCTTCGGTAGTCTCGTAGGCGACGCGCTGGACGATGTTGGACGGCTGGCCGTTCGAGATGGAGTAGTCCGCAGTGTAGTCACCAGCGTTGATGACGTTATCCGCGGGGATGTTGCTGTCGAGCCACTCGAACACACCAGGCTGGACCTGGTTGCCCTCCTCGTCCGTGATGCCCAGGAGGAACTGGAGGTCAGCCTGGATGTCGAACATCTCCATGAGCGCGTCCTGCGCTCGGTTGACCTTCTCGTTCGCGTTGCCGATGTCGAGGTCCTCCGCGTCCACGGTCATGCCGTGGGTCATGCGGGGGATGAGGACCTCATCACCGATGTACCGAACGATGTCCACGTTGCCGAGGACCTCCCCGACGCCCGTGGTGCCAGTCGGCATGTCGGACTTGGCATCCACGTAGACGCCATCGCCCTCCTCGATTTTCCGCGTGCCACGCTCCATCTCCGTGAGAGGCGCGACTTCGCGCCGAAGGCCACGACGGTCGCGGCCACGGCGCTCCAACATCACGTCCTCGTCGGGAGCGACCTGCTCAGTGAAGTCCTCCTCAGTGTGGAAGGAAGTAGTTGCCATATTATGTCACCTCGTTAGGCGCTCTCCTTGAGGTCCGAGAACAGAACGACTCGAACGGGGTAGTCGAACGAGTCGGCCTGGCTCCCTGCGACGCTCGCGGGAACGCTCTCGGGTCGGTAGGCGACGCCCACTGCCTTGAAGTTGCCAGTCGCACGGTCGTAGGTCGTGGGAGTGCCTGCACCGTCAGTGTAGCCCTCCTGCACGACGCGACCCTGGAACTCACCAGCGGAGGCGACCGTGCCGCCAGCCGCGTCGATGACGCCCACGACCGTCTTGTGGTCGATGGCGGGCGCAGGGTCCGTGCCGTTGTCCTCGGGCGTGCGAATACGCACGACCGCGCTATCCTCGAAGGGCTGGTACTGGGCGCGCTGGTCGGTGGCGTAGGACTCGTCTACGATGTCCTCCTCCCACTCAGCGGCCATTGCCTCGGCGTCGTACCGAGCCAGCCCCACGTGTCCACCAGCGTCCTCGTCCGTCGCGGCGTAGGTCAGAACGTTCAGACCGTCGCCGTCGTCGTGGACGAGTTCACCAGCGTAGATGGTTTCGTTGGCGACCGCGCTGTGCGGAGAGCGGTCAGCCTGCTCGACGTAAAATTCGAGTGCCATTGTATTGTGTACCTCTTGTGTCCTCGGGTTGTCTGCTTAAAGCGTAGTTAGAGTGGGCCTTAAAAAGGCCCCTCCAACTTACGCCTGGTGGCCCCGCCCGAAGCGTCGGGCACCACTCATGGTAGTTTCGTCGCTGTCCGAAGTCTCGTCCGCGTCCGTCGAGGAGTCGATGTCCTTGACAGACGTTTCGGGCGCGGCGTCGAGAACCTCCTCGCGCCGCTGGATTTCCTCATCGAGAGCGTCGAGGGGGTCGTCAGCCTCGTCAGCCGTCTCCTCCCAGTCCTCTCGGTCAGCGCCGAGTTCGTCCAGACGGTCGAGGCGGTCCTCGATGTCGTCCTGGCGATACTCGGTGAGTTCCTCCGTGAGGTCCTCGACTTCCTCGACCTTGGCGTCGAGGTCGGAGACGAGAGTGTCAACCGCTTCACACGGGCACTCATCGTCGTCCAGGTCCACCGAGAAGTTCTCGGCGGCGTCGAGGGCATCCTCGATTTCGGTTCGCATCTCATCCAGGTCCTCGCGGAGAGAGTCGCGCTCCTCCTTGATTTCCCGAACAGCGTCGTTCTTTTCGACCAGTGCGTCCACCGAAAGGTCGGGGATGTCGAACCCGTCGTCGGTGTTGTCGTCAGTGTCTCCCATGTTTGAGTCGTCCTCGTCGTTTGGAGTGTTACAGCCGCAGTCGTTCGATTCCCCCGCGTCCTCGCGCGCAGTGCTTGGAAGTTGACAGTTCAACTCCGATGCGCGGGATTTGATGCGGGTTTCGAGGTCGGATACGCTGATGTCGATGTTCCCCTGCGTTCGCAGGTTCCACGCATCGCGTGCGTCCTCGCAATTGTTGATGGGGTACTTCGGTTCGTCGTCGGGATTCTCGTCGGGGCCGACTGCGAAGTAGCGTCCCTCGGAGTTCCGATAGTCCGTTGTGAAATCCCCATCGAACGACGGGCTAATGTCGTAGTCGGTGTCGTCCGTCATGGTCCGATGGGTGTCCTGGGGTCCCGCCGCCACGACCT